ATCATAATCAGTATTAGGTACTACTGCATGGACGAATTCAAACTTCTCGTCTAACTTGCCAGCCTTGATAGCCCGAGCAACTGACTTGCCTGCATTGTCACCAAACTCCTGATTGGCCTGTCTTGCGGTGTATTTAAACCTGCGGTACACAACGTCAATCTTGCCGTCTGAGTTTTCCTCAAAGAATATGTCAGCAATATGATAGGCTCTAAAGACTATGTCACCCTTCTTGTTCTTGTGTACGGATATAACGCCCGTACCAAAAACAACCATAGAGTGTATAGTCATATACATCTCACGCATGAAGTTTGACCGCCATATCTCAGTGTGAGTTATCTCGGTAGCCTTAGCAAGCCATAGTGCGATTTCATCATCGTCATTCAACTCTGTCGCTGAGGCTATGAAGTCGAACCACTTCGTGCCAACAGGCATATTGAACGAGAACAATCCCGATGTCATTCGTGAGGCTGCAACAACTGCCGTTGAGTCGTATATGTCAAGCGTCTCGACCTGCAAACCATTGTCGTCATTGACAGTGGAGAACATATCTTTATATGCAGGCCAAGCGTACTTGCCACATAAATTCAAGACAGACTCAGAAGACGAGCGTATCGCCTTAGCCTTGTCGTACCTGTCCAGAAGCTCTTTGACTATTGGAATCATTATTCACCTAATCTTGATTTAAGTCGTGCTTGTATACCCGCCATTAACGTAGAAGACTTGCCACTCTTGAGCAACTCAGCACGCTTCTTCTTCTTACCTGCCGTTGAAGCGTCTTCTTGAATCAACTCTGGTTCTTCTATCGGGGCAGGTAACTCCATCGTTGGAGTGTCCTTCTTAGGGAAAATTGCATTTGATGCACCTGACATAATAATCTCCTTAAACGATAGCGCCCAAAGACTGCAACCCGTCAATGACAGTGAGCGTTATTGTCCCGTAGGACGTTAATTAAATAGCGTAATTAAATTTCGTATATTTAGGTCTTTTTGTTTGTGTTTCATGTCTCTTGCGTGACGTTGACCTACTCGCCGCTAACAGGAAGTATCCCATAGCATGAAAGTAATGGTCTTCGCCACCACCCAATTTAATCCACTTGGGCTTAGGTATTCCAGTCTCAGGGTGTTCCTCAACCCTACGGGCAGTCCTTGTTGCCTGATATGCAAACTTCTTTATCTCAGGCGACTGTCTCGGTATCCTAACCTTACTGCTTACAAATGAGTCATATACCTTGTCACATATCTCATTACGATTCACCTTAACTACATTCTCTTTCGGGTCAAATGTGGGCTTACTACTCATTGTCTCTGAATAGTAACATCTATATACAGGATACTTAGCCGAATTAACAAAGTCCTTAGTAGCATGAATATCCGGCATTGCGTCAATAACACACACCTTTACATTCATCTTACGGCCTATATCATACAGTTCGTCAAAGTCCTGAACCCTGCGGACATCAAGTATGTCATAACTATCCCGACCCGTTCTTATGCCTATCACAGCGTGCATCGTACTACCAACGTCCACACCCATAACAGTCTCGCCCAATGACGACAACTGACATGGCTCGGACGAACAGTTAGCCAATACGTCCTGCTCAGACAACTGATTCTCAGATTCAATAGAAGCTATCCCTAAAGACGACCTCATAAACTCACATCTGCGCTTGCCCTCAGTACTGTCCCACTGGTACATGAACTCTTCAAGGTCGGCATAAGGACTCAACAAACCGCTCACCCAATAACCACCCTTGCGTCTATCAGGATACTCGGCTACCCAAGCACCATCGTTCACATGTATTTCAGATTTACAATGAACACAACACCTAACCCATCTTGAATTAATAAGACACACGCTGTCAGGAAACGTCTCAGCCAAGCAAGTGTACTTGCCGCAGCTACCACATTTAATCTGCCACTTGTGTTGGTCAGAAGCCTCATACAATTCGTCAATACCAAAGTCCGGATATGTTGGGCTACCAAAGTTAAACTCATGGGCAAACTTGGACCGCTTGAGTCTCTGCTTACTCATGTAAACCATGTCAGCGTCCATCAAGTCAATCTCATCTCGCAGTACCGCGTCACAGGGTATCGACCGAAGATTGTCACTATCCTTGACATTGCCACCAACACTCTTAGGTTGAGCACCAACAAAGACAATCGACCTACCATTTATCTCCTTAATCGCAGCAGTATTAGTAGACACCATCTTTTTTAACCAAGAATTATAATCAAATATCGGGTCAAAGCTGACCTTACTCAACTTCTCAGCAGCAGTTACAGTGGGCATCATGTACATAATGTTCTGGTCATACTTGCGATAAACGCAGGAATGAACAGATTCCAGGAACTTGCTCGTAGTCAAACAAACCTGAGCACCCTTCTTAACAGATACCTCTTTCTTCTTCTGATTAACCAAATCACAAAGATATGGCATGTCCTTCAGAGAAAACTTAACTCCATCTCGCAAAGATAACCGCTTAAAGTTAGCCCACAACAAAGGGTCATACTGCATTAACTTCTTCTGAACCTCAATCGTACTATCTTCCATTGTCAAAGAACCTTCTCATTCCCTATGCCCCTCGTCTTGTATTGCTCAAACCCCTCAAAAATTTAAACCAACACCAATAACAATCTTACTCCACCGCGACACCATCACTGTATATAAGATGGTTATTGTAAACATTATCACACTTCTCATTCGTGAGAGTGTTTACCCAATAAGTCTCAATCCTATCACCTTGACCAAAATCACAAACAGGATGCGGGCTTACCGTCTCTGTGACTTCACGGTACAACATGCGGGTTGGACGATAACTCGCCGCTCCACCCGAACCAACATAGCAATCCAAGCAACAATACCTATCCTCAGAAACCTTGCCGCAATGAACACAATGACCCTCCATCTCTCTACTCATAAACGAACCCTCTCTGTATTCCCGGCAACTCCTCGCCCTTAGACAACTTATCTATCACATTATGAATACACCTGCCAATAACACCAAAATCACCAGCGTCCTCGACACTACTCAAATAACGACAACTCACGTCCTCACCCTTCATACTCACGCCAACCATGTAATCGCCACCCAACTCCACCAAGCGAACAACAAACTCACACGAACCATCTACAACATAAGAATACATGAAATCTCCAACCCATCAACGTCTAACATTTCTCACCCTCATCAATAAGAATCTCATTCAACTTATTAGAAAAAGCTGAAATTATAGCATCTCGCATACCCTTTATCGGGATATCAGGGTCAATAACATAACGAACAGCATACATCTCACCCCTTATTGACATGCTTACAGCAACATGCTCTGTCTTATCTTTACACTCTTTCATTGTCTCGCTCTCTTGTCTTTAATTGATTGAATCTCTCAAAAATTTAAAAAGTTACCTTCCATATCGTACTCTATAAGATTGGTCTTGTTTGTGTTTCATGGTAAAATTAGCAAAAACCACATAGTAGGGAAAAGGCTATATTCATATCTTGCCATGCCCCCCCTTCCTCGGTGCCCCCCTTGCCCGTAAAAAGGAGTCTCTTTGCTCTGTGCTTGTTTTAATCTGTTTATGCTCATGTTATAGCCTTATTTTTATTTATAGCCTTAGAATCAATCCTCGTGCGTTGTGCGCTCAATGCTGTGTTATTCAATGCTGTATCTATCCTTTGTTGGTATGGGCAAGGCTTAGGTTGGCTTGTGTTGCTCTATCTCTGGTCTGCCTATGGTAAGCCCTTATGTGAGTCCTATGTGAATCGTTTGTGAACCCTATGTGAACGTCGAGGATTGATTGTAAGGCTCTAACTCCGTCTTGCCTATGGTAAGGTATGGGTTTAGTTATCCACATTTGTAGCCAATCTTTCCTTTTGTAGTTATCCACAAGTTATCCACAAGGCCATTATATTTACTTGTCAATGAGCTATACCGCCAGATAATCCCAATCACCAGGGATAGATACTCTATTGGCTTTCAGTTTATTCGCCTCAAGTTCATGTAACCCCATCCATCGTCCCCAGTTCAATCGCTCCGGCTCTTGCCTTGTTATATACTTGTCTGGGTTGTTTTGATAATGTTCAAGGCTG